AATAGTACTTCCACTGTTGTTCAGCAGTCATATAATTAATACCGTTGTTTTTAAATTGAGGTCTAGATAATAAAATCTTTTTATATACGTACCAAAACAAAGCTTCAGAAAAACTTATATCATCTGGCACTAAAGGGTAACAGTCTTCATCTGTTGGAAGAGCTTTGTAACTTAAACATATTTTTCCACTTTCAAAAGACGTTTTTATGTAATCATTGTCTATTATATATGTATCTTCATATCTTATATTCTCATTTACACAATTATCACAATGCATACTTCTGTGAAAATTACTTGCCCCATATTGTAAAGGCTGCATAGAGTTATTGTTTTGAAAATACACATTTTCAAGTATTACTATTCTACTATTAATTTCATGTAATACAGACGTTGTACTTGAATATTCTAAATTATTTGCTTGTGCATCTATAATAGCTGCTTTTAATTCATTTACCTTTGTTGTTAATGTATCTAGTTCTTTTGCTGATCTTGAAGAAATAGAATTATTTACTGCTACTTGGTTAATATAATATAAATCTGTAGGTAACAACACTTTATGGTTAACTACGTTTAATACACATTGCTTATGTAAAAGTTGTGTTGAAGAACCTATGTGCTCTAAAGCTTCACCAATCCATTCAATAGCATCATCAATCCAATTATCATCCTCTGGTTTTAAATCCCTAAAGATTTTTCTTATTATTGTTTTACTAGATTTTGTTTTATATATTGCCATGTTAATGCTTTTTAAATTTTAAATAAGCTAAGTCATCTTCTTTTAAAAGATGTATTAACTTTTCTTTATTTCCTTTTACTCCGCGAGTAGTGTCAAATCTATACACTGATTTGTTTGGTATCTTGCATTTACCTTTCCTCCAATAGTATTTACAATAAAACTCATCAGTGTGATAGATATGCCACTTTACTCCTTTACCCGTTTCCAGGTTGTATAACAATTGACCTTCTTCTAGGAGCTCTTTCTTATATTTATTACTTTCTCCCCAATCTAATCTTGGTGATCTAGGATCTCTATCTCTTCTAATTATAGATAAAGTAGAAAGATTGTTTCCCATATTAAACTCTTTTCCTTCTAAAATATAATCCATTATCATTATATTAAACTCTTGTATAATATCTGTATACAAAGCTTTTTCTATATCATCTTCATACTCTTCTTTATAGTCTATATATATGTTTTTAAGAGTATAGTGCATTTTATAGGTCGTCCAAATTTGGTGTTTTAGGCTCTAAAAATCCTCCAGTAGCATACTTCATCATCTTTCCTCCCATACCTTTTTTGTCTTTCATTGCTGTACCTCCATACATTTTTTTCTTTTTCTTAACTCCGCCTTTCTTTGCTATAGTACCGTTTTCTTTTTTCTTTAAGAAAATATCTGCTTGTGTAATTTCTTTATCACCATTCATGTCAGGAAATCCTCCTTTCTTTTTTAATTTCATTGTTTTATTTTTTAGTCCTCCGTTTTTATTAAATCCTTCTTGTGCTTTTTTGTAATTTTCAGGGCTAATTGTACTATTCTCTTTTGAGTTGCTAGTACCATTTTTCTTAGCTCTATTCATATAATAATATAGTCCTTTTTTTGCCATTTCTATTTATTTTTTAGGTTGTGGTTGTGTAACATCTTGCATTCTATCATTTGTAGTGTCAGATTTAGTTCCTGATAAAAGTGCTAATTCACCATTTAAAACTCCTTGATTAATTAGACTTAACATGTCCATAGGAATAGGAAAAACGGTAGCACTATCATCATAACATTTTGCTCCACCACAATCTCCAAATTTAGATACAGCTTCTGGGTCTTCAAATATTCCTCTAATGTTAATATACTCTAACCCCTCTGCATTGTAAATGTACAAATAATTTTCAATCATATAAGCTTTGTACTTTTTATTTGTGTATTTATCAAACGCAAGAAATTGTATTGTGTTAGATTCAACCATTGGTATTGTACCAGTTCCTGTAACATCTCCTACATATGTAATAGCTTCTTGGGTATTAAATCTTATAGTTTTAGGTATAAGATCTTCTCCTCTAGATACAATACACTCTGAAGGTAAACTACAACATTTAGTTGCATCTACTCTTTGAAGTTTAATACATCCAAGGTCTTGTTCTATATGCCTACTAACAAAACCATTTTTAGCGTAGTCTCTCCTAATAAACATTGCTCTATAATGTTTAATGTTAAATTTAATTTGATCTAATGATATGTTTTCATCATTACTAGATCTACCACCTCTTACTAAGTTTAATAGGTTATAAGCTATTTCATTTAATGTCATTATTTTTTTCTTTTTTCAAATGATCGTCCTCCAAAATATGCACCAATCACTGTAATTAATACTAATTGTAAAAGATCTACATATGAATCTTTTACAGTAAAGTTTATATGTCCTGAGTCAATAAATATAAGTAACATTGTACACACTACTAAAAATATTAAAACTAAAGGCCTAACATTTTTACTTAACCATGAATCTGAATTCATATCTGAAGTCCAACGAGATGTAACATTTTTTTCCATCTCTGTTTCATAGTTAGCAATTATTTCTTGTATTTTTCTTTCTGCTTCTAACTTTTCTTCAGTTGAGGTAGTTAAATTATCTAAAACTCCTCCTACACTTTTTACAAGATCTCCTGCTCCGGCACTAAATATTTTTCCTAAAACTCCCATTATTTTTTAGAGAATTTTTCTATACCACTAATACCAAAGCATCCTAATACAATCCAAACAAAAGAATCATATACAAACTCATTTATTATTAAAGGTCTATCTAGCCATCCTGTAACTAAATCAGCAATCATTATTAAGCACATAATTATAAAAGCTACAAAACCAACAATAGCTTTTTCATTCCAATCATTATTATCTTTAAATATTTTCATTTTAATTTAATTGTTTATTTAATATTAAATCAACTGTACTATCAGCTGAATTTAGTTGTATGTAAAAATCATAAATTGTAGTATCAAACTCAATTTCTTCTTTTTCTAAAACTAACGTATTGTTAGATGTAATTTCTATATCTTTTATTATATAAATAGTAGTAAACGTATCAACTGCTTCATTCCAATCACCACCTTTACCTGGGAAATGGTCATTCCTATTAAGTTTACTTAAATATAAATCTACATATACAGAATCAGTAGCGTGTGTATTACATAAAGTCATACTAAAAATATCATAATCGTTATTATCATCATATTTTCTTGTTATAGCTGTAGCTGTATTACCTGTTATATTTTTATGTATATATTCTCTTACCATAAGCCTGTATCGTCTGTGAACCATTCTCCATCAGGGTCGTTTAGTATTGCTAGTATTTCTTCTATAGTATATTCTGTTTTATTATTTAAAAAAGTAGGTTTATTTCCGTCGTACTTTACAAAAGTTTTTGTTCCTGCTCTATTGTATTTAAGTGTGTCTGCAGAAGTCTCGTGTACTTTAGAAAAATCTACCGAGCTTACATCATCACTTGTTATTATTACGTATGTTTTCATATTAAGGAGTGTCTGTACTATCTATATCAGTACTGTTAGTTATTGTTAAAGCGTAAGAGTTACTAGAATCATCAGCTACTGTTGTGTCACCATTACTATAATTTTCTAATGTATAATAAGCTATTAAACCTGAGTGACCAGACTCATCTTTTGGTGCTCCAGAGTTGTATATAGACGAGACCTCACTTGATGTTAACACATCGTTAAATATAGCCATGTCATTCATGTGACCGTTAAAGTTTTGTCCATAATTCTGCAACTTGTTTCTACCAAAACCAAATGTAGCGCCTGATCCTGAAAAAATAGTACCTATAGCGTCTGAATCTTGTAGCGATCCGTCTTGATAAAGTTTAATTATATTACCACTAGCTTTTGATTGCGCTTGCCAAGTTACTACAAAGTGATGCCAAGTATTGTCATTTTCTAAACCAGAGCTAGAGTCAGCAATATTAGTTACGTTACCCCCTTTAAAATTAGATCTAACTACTCCTGAAGCATTATTCCAAAGTAAGAATATTTGATCAGTAGAACCTTCCTCTGTGTTTATCGACCATATCAAACCATTAGCAGACATTGAATCAATTTTAATCCAAGTACTAATAGATCCAGTGATAACAGATATTGCGCTTGATAAGTTACCTGAACCTTCTAAGTAATCATTAGCACCATCAAAGTCAAAACTTATGTTATCAGTAAAACTGCTTACATCATGATCATAAGCGTAGAATTCTGACATTGCATGTGGAGCACTACCATTTGGTCTATCGCCAGAAGCGTTGCCAGTGTTTAGTGTAGCCACAGTTCCATCAGAACAGTCTTCTAAGCTAGCGGTTACTGTAGCGTTAGCGTTATATGTATTAGTTGCTAACTCAGCTCTAATACCAGCAAGACTTATTGTACCACTACTTGGAATAGCCATTTATAATTTTTTTAAGATCATCTATTTGATTTTGTTGTTCTTTGACAGCTTCTATTAATAGAGCTACCATTTTCTCATACTTAACAGCTTTGTAACCATTGTCTCTTGTATCAACTATTTCAGGTAATACCTTTTCAACTTCTTGTGCAACAACTCCAATATCATCACTGCCATTAAACTGCTCATGTTTATCATTCCAAGTGAATGTATATCCAGTTAAGCTTTTAACTTTATCAATAGGATTTGTTATTGGCTTTAAGTTATCTTTATATCTCTCATCAGACGATGCGTAAGCAACTACATCTTCACCAACGTTTAATGTTTTACTAATACCAACACCACCAGCAATTTTAACCGTACCAGTTGTTTTACTTGTTGATTGTACAGCCGAACTTACATAAATTCCATTAGTAAACGTTGTTTGGTTTTTCATAGACACAACATCACTATTGTCTATTAATATAGCCATTGAGTTGTGCGTTGTATTTTGCCCTATACCAAGAGTGTCTGTATTTGGGTGGTAAGATATTATACCATTACCATTGCCAGTACCACCATCATTTTCACCAATCATTTTCATTTTAACAGGACTACCATGTGATGTGCCTACTAGTTTAAGAGTAATGTTAGACTCATTACCAGCTCCAGCACCGGTAATAGTCATACAAGCTTGACCAGCACCAGCTGTACCATCAATACCAGTACTTTTTGCATTTTCAACAATTCTTACTGTGTCTGTGGTTACTTTACCAGTTGTTAAAGTGTTTCCAGATGGATTATATTTTAAACCAGCACCAACATGAAGGTCTTGGTATGCAGTACCATTAGCGTCAACAAAAACGCCAAAATATTCAGCAGAATTACTAACTGATGTTGTTTTAACATTGTTAGCGTTTGTAGCTGTTGTAGCTGTAGCAGCATTACCTGTACAAGAACTAGAAGAACCTGTTATGTTGCTATCTGTAAAAGCTATTGTTTTCCAAGCTTGAGTAGTATAAGCGGTAGAGTTAGAAAATTTTCTATAGTATAAATTTCCATTACTACTAAAACCTAACTGACTATTATAATTACCTTGATGTCTATTTACTGTTATTATAGAGTTAGAGTTATCTGATGCTGTAAACAAGCCCGATGTACTAGAGCCTAATGTTCCAGTATATATTAAGTTACTAGTACCTGGGTCTGTTGATATACCACCACCATCTGTAAGCTTAGCAGCGCTTGTAGCAGTTGCCGCATT